TTAATTTACTCGTTTTGCTTTTATTTCTCTAATCCTAAAAAATCCCTCGAACGCTGGAAACTCTCTCATCATTTTTCGGGCGTAATCAGGTCGATAATTATTATTCACCTTAAATCCATCATTCCCTGAGTGCTTTGTCTGCCAGCGAATGACCTCAAAGATACCGTTTGCGCTGTAATTCTGAAAGCCTTTTGCCTTCGCTTCAAAGGCGTATTTCTTAAAGGCAGCCCAAATGTGAGGGTTCTCTCTATCGTATGTGTTGAAGTCTATCATTTTCCTAGTTTTTGATTTAATAATTCACTCGCCATCTTGACGCGCTCGGTTAATAGCTCTTTGTCCTCGGTGGGTACTTCAAATCTAAACGTGTGAAGACCATCTAATTTTGATTCGTTGGGTATGTATGGAAAGGATTGAAGATTTCCTGTGTCTAAAAATTCGCGTATTTCTTCAAATACCCATTGTACTTGAAAAGGAGACAACTCATCATCGCCATCGAAGTCGCAAACAAAGTCGTGTATTTCTTCGAGTTGATTTTCTTTCGGTACAAATACCGTTAATTCTGCTTGGTCAAATCCCGTTAGTATTGAGTTGCTAACCAATTGCCAATATTCACTCGCATCTAATTTTTTCAGCGTCTCGATAGATTTCATTGAATCAATCCTATCGAAAAACGCTGTCAATGTCCAGGGCGCTTTAATATCTCCAACTATTTTACGGTCTTTTGAGTAGTCTGGCAACCCCGTCCAGTGTTCTATTGATGGGTGTTTAGAACGTCCTATTAGATTCATGTCCTCATACCCATCATCGAAACTAAATACCTTTTGCATGACGTAACGCTCCATCATTTTACCCCACACCAACGGACGGGCAAATGATTCTCCTGTAATCGGTCTACACAATAAATGTTCTCTGTACTTCTCGGTTACATAAGTGTCAAAAGGTTTACCAGTATTTTCTACTGACCTCGCTCCTTTTCCATAAGTTACTAAACGGCTCATTTGACTACTGGAAAAGCTGTATTTTCTTTTTGCTACCATTACGCTTGTTTTAGTCTAGTTATTACTCTTGCGTACTTGTCAGATAGATTAGCGGCCAATATCTCATCAACTCGATTGATTATATCCTCTGATAAGTTTTCTTTTTTCGCAGCGTACAACTCTACCAACTGCAACCTCAATCGAAGTTCTTTAGCTTCTGCCGCTGTCATTGTACTAGCACCATCATCATCATCCTCTGTGCTTAATCCAATGATATTCGTCAGCGTGTAGCGTTTCAAATAACTAACAGTTGAACCAATGCTCTGTATTGCGTTTTTACCTCCGCTATTATCGTGGGGTGCTGTTAGTGATGAAGTTTCGCTATGCCCTAGTCTGTGTGATAATACGCACGTTATTGTTATAGACCCTTTTTCGTCCGTCTGTTTGTAGTCATAGCTAAATCCAAGCTCGGCCAGTATCGGATCAACTTGCTTTTGTATTTCTGATAATGGCGCGAAACTATATTGCGTTTTTGTATTTGAATTTCTTGATGTGTAACCAACCTTCGATGTTTTTTTTATCGTTGGTTTTTTACTTTGAAACTCAGACTTCGCATCGTAAAATGCTTTACGAGCTTGGTTCTTTTCCCAACGCTCCTGAAGATTCATTAACTTTTCCAAATGCTCGATTGAAGCATTGTTCTTAACCGCTAACTGCATTAAGGCGTTAGGGTTGTTTTCCATAGTCGCTATTTTAGACTTTTCTTTTGTCTCTCTCATTACTTTGTGTTTTGATTTGTTCAAAGATATAAATAAAAATGAATTGTAACGGTTTTGCGGAATATTTGTTTAATTAAATAGGGTTTTCTGGTTCTTTTCAATTAATGATTTAGCAAAGCCATATTCATCAATCTCTCGATTTGCTTTAATTACCTCATCTTCCCACTCTTTGGCTTGTTTATAGAAGTCCTTTTTTATTTCAAAGCCATAGCCGCGTCTTTTTTTATTACTACAAGCTATTAAGGTGCTTCCAGATCCAGCGCAAGGGTCAATGACAATATCATCCTTGTCGGTAAATATTTCAATAAGTTTTTCTAACAACTTAACAGGTTTTTGAGTCGGGTGAATCTTTCTGATTAGTGGGTTACTTATATCATCTCTTTCCCAATCTATGCAGTTGAATATCATTTTGCCGTTATTGTTAAACTTTGGTAGTTTTTCGCGGTATAGTATTAATCCATATTCGCAGTTTCCGACAACCTTCATGTTTGCCTTTAATACTTGCGCTGAAAAGTTCTTGCGAAAGACAAGATTAATGTGATTTTTCAGCCCGTATCTTTTAGCTAATTCAATTAAATACATCTGCTGGTCAAATCCACAAAATACAATCATACAAGGGGCTTGCCCTTTTTCTTTTGGCTCGTTTTTTAGCATTTTACTAGCAAAGTGCATGAACTCCGCTGGCTTAAAGTTCTTGTCGGTATCAAAAAACTCCTTCCCAGCAAGTTCACTCTCCCCTTTTTGATTGTCGCCACCTTCATACCAAGCTGGGTTACTTGCGTAAGCATTAACGCCTAAGTTGTAGGGTATATCTGCAACAATAAGTTGAGCCTTATGTAAATTGTATCTCTTGAAATTTTGGAAATGGTCATTGTAAATCATGTTCTTTGTTTTTGATTTTAATATTTGTGTTTAAGTTATTTTCATATACTCGTCAATCATTGCCTTTGCCCAATCGAACCCAACCGCAAACCCACCTGAATAACCCTCAGCCCTCAATCGCTCGTGAAGTGCCGCCTGTTTGTGTATGTGTTCGCCACTTTTTAACTCGCCATTCTTTTTGAAAGGATTGTTCTTTTCAGTCTTTACCTCCAGGAATAGCCCTGAAAAATTCCCACGAGTGCGATAAATAAAAATGTCGGGGTGTCCTCCCTCCTTTGGAAGTCTCCGCGCCTTAATGTCGAAAGCCTGACCTATCGTTGTTTTAAGTCCGTTCGGATCGCTCTGTACTATCACACCCTTGTATTGCAGGTCTATGTAGTCGATAATCTGTTTGTGCAGTTTCTTTTCGGTCATTGTCTTTGTTTTTATCCAAAATTCAAATAGTACCCACCACCATCACACTCACAGTTCACTGTTTCTCTGATTGTCCGTCCGCATACGCTGTTTCCGCTTGAGGGGTCTGAAACCCATTGGTCAATTACATAGTAGCCCTTTCCCTCGCATAAGTCGCAAGTGATATACAGACGCCCGTTTTTTAGAAAGATGTTGGTGATGTCTTTCAGAGACCAAACCTTTTTGCAATAATCTTCAATAAACTCGCTTGGAATCAAAGCATCAATCTCGCTACCCTTCTCAAAGTAGCCGACTAAATCGCCTTCGTAATTGCGAATTTCCTCGCCTGAGAATGTCTCGAAATAAATCTTTAAAATGTTCGCTGGTATCTCGTAGAATAGCATACTTAGTGTTTTTGATTTGTTCAAAGATAAACAAATATTAGTTATTAGCGTTATTTCAGATTGGAATTATTGTGTTGAGGAGGTTTATAGGCTTGTTGTGCGCAATACTAAAAAAGCGAAACAGAAACACCATTGAGCAAGTTTTTTGCTGTTTTACAATAATCCTTTTCAATTTCAAAGCATATAAAATTTCGTTCCTTTTGTTTACAGGCTTGTGCGGTTGAGAAACTACCTGCAAAAGTATCCAAAACTAAATCGCCCTTATTGCTACTTTTATCAATTAGGTAACTAATCAGGTTTACTGGCTTTTCAGTTGGGTGGTTTTCGTTACCAGTCCTTTTTGCCTTCAGTATATTAGCATCACGACCACCATTAAGTTTTTTTGTTCCGTTGCTACAAAATATAATCATTTCATATTTCGGTGCATAGTCGCCCTCCAAATCGCCCATTCCAGTATTATTCTTTTCCCAAATAAGTATGTTCTTAATTTGAAAGTATGCACCTAATTCTTGCTTAAAAATATCTACGTTGTGCCAAGAGCAAAAAACATAAAGATGTGCTTCGTTTTTGCATACTCTTTTTAGTTCTTTACCCCAACCACCCAACCAATCTAAATTGTCATCGTTTTGTATCCTTTTGTGTTTAACCTTTCGGTGGTTGCTTTGAAATTTCACCCCATAAGGTGGGTCAGTTACAACTAAGTCAATAGAGTTATCTAAAACTTTCTTAATTCCATCCTGCCAATCCAAACAATTTACCTCGTTCAAAAAAGCACTGCACTCAACACTAGGTATAGTGCATTGCAGTTTTTGTGCTGTATTTAAATTTTCTTTCATTTATCTAAGTTTTTGTTTATTCAATAGGTTCTTGATTCTAATTGGCCACGACACAATACCCTCGACGTTGTACCTCAATCCCCTAAATGCTCTTTGATTAACTCCAACACTTCCTTGTTCGTGATCTCTCCGTAGGCGTTCAGCTTCATAGCGTTCTTTCGTAACTGTTCAATTTGCTCACGTTTCATTCTCGGCAACTCCTGACGTAGGAACTCCAAATACTTTTCCTCTGAAGGGCTTTTTTGGGTGCTAGGTTTTTCAATCTCTTTCTTTCGGTGCTCTGATGTTACGGCCTTAACAAGTTTTTCGGCCTGTTCTTGCGGTATATCCCGAATCAACTCGTTGTAATCCTGATCCGCTTGCCTTTCGTTTTCCCTCGCTTTCTCTTCCATGAGCAATATCCTTTCATGCTCCATCCATTCACTAATGACCTCCAGGTTTAAGTCTCGATAGGTCTTTTGTATATCCCTGTACTTTCCCTTGCGCCCTTTCTTCAGCACCATCAGAATCATATCTATTGGGTCATACTCAAATTCCTCAATCATGTCCTCCACAATTAAAGCTATACGCTCATCGCTCATGTCTATTTTAAGCGCAAGTGCAGCCTTACCAAGTGCCATACCTATTGCGCCTTTACATTGCTCCAATCCGTTTTCACGCTGTCTAATGACCGAACGCATCGCTGGACTATGAACCAACTCGGCTGTGTTATTAGCCGCCTGTATAACCCCGTATTTAGCCCTTTCTGCTAGACTAGAGGTTTTGGTAGATAGGGTTATTTTTGTGTTCGTTGTGGAATTTCTCAAAATTTGATTGTCCTTTTCCAT